AAAAATTTCTTGCACTATGCCAAGTTACATTATCACCTGAGCTTGTTCTTCTATTTGCGTCTTCGTAGTGTGCTGTTTTAACTAATTTACCAGCAGCACCAAAATCAAATCCATTGGCACCTGTATTAACTTTTAAAGCCTGTCCTGCTGAACCTATAGCTCTTCTTGCCCATGCACTACCAGTCCAATATAATAAATCGTTTGCGGCTAAACCTGAAATTGCCGTTAAATCTGAACCTACTGCGTAATTATCCCAATATGAAGCATTTGGTGGAGCATTGCCTGTTGTAGCGGCTGTACATATGTATGAAATACCATTATGACCAACAATATCATCTACCGTGTAAGCAGTACCGCCAGCATAAGCGCCTTTCCAAACTTTTTTTATTTTACCAAAATTTACTGTAGCCATATTTTATCCTATACCGTCGCTATTAATTCTCCACTTGCATTTATACTAAACACAAATCCTGTTGTTGCATATACCGTATTTGTAAAAGCTGCAAATTGAGCAGATGAAATACTATCATTACCACCGTTTGTAGTTGTAACTGATATACTATCATTAATACCATTACCATCAGAATCGGAAATAGTTAATCCGTATATCTCTGCTCTGTCTGTAAATTGTTTTAATGTTGCCATATTACTTATTTATCCTTTTTAAGCTAACTCTGTTAATTTCCATCCATAAGTATCGCCTGTAAATACTAATTCAAATCCTGCATTTGTTGTAGAAACTATTAAGTTTTCAGTTAAATTCATAATTTTTTTACCGTTTCTTGCAATAGTACAACTATTTGTACCAAATGTTCCTGCCAAATCTAATATTCTAATTTGGTCTCCTGTTAATGGTGAAGCAGGTAAATTAATTGTTATTGCATGAGAAGTTGTATCAACAAATTTTCTATCACTTGCAGCTAATGTAGGAGTTGTAGAACCATCAGCAGTTAATGTTGACCATGGATTACCACCACCTAAACCTGTCCATACTGAACCATTATAACCTTCCCAAGTTGACAATGTTGTATTGTATCTTAAACCACCTGTCTTTAATGCGCCACCTGTAGGTCTTTCAGCAGTTGTACCAGTAGGTGGTACAAGATTGCCTGTACCCATATTATCTCTTAATAAGAAACCTTTTACAGCTCTTTCAGTAGGTACAGATGTATTAGAGTCTCCTGCTAATGTTTCGTCTGTACTAAATTCATTAATTGTCGCACCTAACTCGGCACCAATAGAACCTAGTTGTAATTCGTTTAGTCCTGAAAGGTCAAAGGCGTCTGCGTTTAGTGTCGCAATACCTGTTGCCTGTTGAATTCTGAATAAATCACCAACTCTAAAATCACCATCTTGGTCAGTTGATGTAAAGTAAACACGACCACCTTGTAATTCGTTTACTTCGTCTGATTGGTCAGCAGGTTGAGATGGTCCACCTGGATAATTTGATGTAGCAACATCACCAGTACCTATGCTTAAGAAGTCATGTCCTGTTAAACGAACATTTGAATATTTTGTTGTTAATGTTGTAGTTGTATTATGTGCTTTTGCTTTTGATAATCCGATATTTGAAGTTAATCTGATTAATGCTGTTCTAGCACTTGTATTTTCTTCCGATACTGCTGATACTCTGTAATAAGTACCATCGCCAGTAAATACAACATTAGAACCAAGTTTAATAACACCAGTTGAACCTAATGTTGAGTCAGATGAAGAAACTGCAATTAAGGCACCTGTTTGACCTATTTGAGCACTTGAACTAGCAAGTTGAACTTGGAATGTTGTTGAATTTTCTTTTGTGATTGTGATTACTTCTCCATTTGTGAAAGTACCACTTTTATTTTCTATATGTAATTTATCTGTTGAGATGTTTACTCTGAATATTCTAGCAGTTGCACCTGAAGTATTACCTGAAACGGTTGCTGTACCTGAACCAGATGTTGCTATACAATCTGAAATATCTGACTCTGTAGCTGCCCCTACAAAACCTGTAGCATTGTAAGATAACATATCACCACGAGATTGTACTACGACAGCAGTTTCACTAGGTAAAGTACCTGTTGATTCAGCACCAATTTCACCGTAAGCAGATGAACAATTTAAACCTCTAATAAACCCACCTGAATGAGCATAGAATGATTTAGCACAATAGTAAGTAAAGATTGAAACCATTTCACCACGGCCGCCTGCCAATGCATGAACACCAATACCGTCAGAGTTTATTTGTGTAAAGTCATTTGCAAGAATTGATTTATTACCTGAACTATGTAAGTTACCATCAATTTGAATACCTGTAGCACCTGTATTAACAGATGAGCAGTTTTGTACATAAGGCGAAGCAGTTGTAATTGAACCGTTAGGGTCTAATGATACAACGGCAGCTTTACCAGTACCACCAGCTGTTGGTGTTCCTGTTAAACCTTTCATAGACATTTGTACAAGGTTTGTTTGATTGTTCATTAAGAACATGTTTGAAGCATTATTATCTTCTAAACCTGTTACATTAAGAACTAAATTACCACCGTTACCAATATTAGCTGCTGGTATTGTAATCGTATCTGCGTTTGAATATCCGTGACCACCATGATAAACGGTAACAGCAGTTACTTGACCGCCTGCGATAACAATATTAAATACTGCACCTAAACCATTTGAACTTGAAGCTGATTGATGAACATAATTATAAGTAGCATTAGCAGCGCCACTAACATTTGTTCCTATTGAAACTGTTTTAACTTGTGAACCTGTTCCTGTATTTGGTCTAATCTCTGTGCCTCTTAAAGATTCACCTTGAACGGTTACACCTGCTTTAATTTGTAAAGGTAAATTTTCTCTATAAACACCGTTTTTAATATAGATAACATCACCGATTGAAGCAGACACAACTGAAATTGTAATATCTGAAGAACCACCGATTGAAGAACCTGGAAAAGTTACTGTATCGCCGGCTGCATGTCCTGAACCACCATCAACTATCTCAACACCTGGTGTTGAAGAACCGTCTGTTACAACTTTAATTTTTGCACCTATACCTGAACCAGTTGTTGCTGATTGAGAAACACTAGGATAAGTTGATGGAGTACCACCTGTACCACCTGTGATAGATGTAAATTCTACTATGTCACCTGAAGTTGCCTGTGATAATGCATAGTTAATTGTTTTAAAAGGTAAATATTGTGAACCAACATTTGAATCATTACCTGCATTTGAAACATAATAAACATTTTTACCTTCAGGTGCTGACCATTTTGTATCAGTACCGTCAGATGTTAAAACTGAACCTGATGTTCCTATTGGAAGTCTTTGAGCTTGAGAAGCGTCTTGTACAATTATATCACCTCTTGTACTCAATACAGCACCAGTATCTCCTTGTGCAACTATTTGCCATGCTGTACCGTCTGTACCTGGTGTTACATTTGTTATTCTGTCTTTTAACAAAACATAACTTGATGAAGTATGTCTTACGACATCACCAATATTATAAGTTGTTACTGCACTATAAGCTGCTCTGTAATTAAATCCTTCAAGGTTTAATGTCCAATATGATGTGTTTGTAGAACCGTTTGTATTTGCTGGATATTGATTTGTGTGGTTTGCTGTACACACATAATTATTACCACCGTATTGAATAGTGTCACCAGTTTTATAAGTTGTTCCGTGTGAGTATTCGCCTAATGCTTTGAAACCTGTTGTTACAACATCCCAATATGTGTTATCAGTTGGTGTTTGTCCTGACCCTGGTGTATTGTTTATCCAAATATAAGTGTAACCACCATATGTTACTACATCACCATCTTGATAGGTTGTACTTGCGTTATAAGAATCTTCAAATTGAAAACCCTCGCCGTAAACTTCAAATTTACTAGGGTCAAATGTACTTGCGTGTGATGTGTGTTGAGTTGTTGTTCTATATTGAAATGCACCGTATTTTACTAGGTCATTTAATTTGTAATGTGTTGAAGCAGCCCAATCACCTTTGAAGAATAAACCCTCTGTATGTAATTGATATTTTGCTGCTGATAAATCTGTATAAAAGTTTGCTGAAGAAGCTTGTGAAGTATGATTTGTTACAACAACATAAGTGTTACCGCCGTACTTGATAATATCATCAACAACATAAGCTGTTGAAGTTTGCCAATCACCTCTCCATTTAAATTTAAGTCTACCTAGTTTAAAATCTGCCATTTATTATCCTATACTGCGCTTTGATAAGTAGTTGAGTATGCTTGTCCTGTTGTTGTTTCAAATGTGTCAAAATCATCACTTGTAGTTGTTAATTCTGACGGTCTAGCATTATTTACTCTTCTCACCAAATCTCCATTACTATTTATAAGGAAAATTGTTGTAGTATTATCATCAAATACAAATTGTTGGTACCTATCGCTGTCGTTATTTTTATATCTTTTATTTATCTGTCCTACCGTTATTACCGCATTATTGGCAGGTTTTATAGTAAATGATATAGATGTACCAGAAACATTATAATCTGCGTATGCCGTTTTTCTTACGCCATCTAAATAAACCACATATTGTTCCGGAGCAATACCATTTACATTTGAAGTAAAAGCTGTTGTTGAGTTGTCGCCAGTAAAATACTGGACATTGTATAATTCTAATCTTTCTTCGGTGTAGTCTGTTTCACCATCTTTAGGTAATAAATCTGACTTACCTGGTTCAAAATAGTTTGATAATTGTATATCTGCCTTTTCTGTATTAGGGTCAATAGAAGTTAAATATAACATTCCGTCCTGTGTTCTACGAAGAGCATTAAATTTTTTCAGAGTTACATTTGAACTATCTGTACTTGTTTGTTGTTTAAGTAATGCCATCTTAACTTACCTCTAAAATACTTGCAAAAGCTTCCATATCAATTGCTGATGAATCTGGATTTGCTAGTGCTAACACCCGAAGTTTATCTCCCGCTTCTAAATTAATTGGTTTGTCCATAGTCAAAGTATTGTTTACAGGTATTTCTGTACCTTTTGCCACATGAAAAAATGTAGAACCGCCATCTGTTGTAACTTTAACATCTACTTTGCCAATATTAGTTGAACTTTTATTAGTTATATATAATGCATGAATAACTGAAGCTGTACCACCTGGTGCTGTATAAAAATCGGTTTCATTACCACTTAAAGTTGCACCTTGATTTTTAAATGTACTAGCCATAATTATCCTCCAAATACTATTCCATAAGCTAATGCGTCACCATCAGCTGCTAAAGCGTCACCAGATGAAGTGCCGTCTATTGTTAAATTGCCTGAAGTAATAACCGTTCCTGTAACATTAGGTAAAGATACCGTTCTATCTTGTGTTGGCTCTACAACTGTTAAAGTTGTTTCATAAGCATTTGCTTGATAACCTTCAAAAATTAAATTTGCACCATCTAAAGTAATATCATTACCTGCAACAGCTCCGTTTGCAACAACATTCTGTAAAGTAACTGAACCTGCACCACCCATTTCTTTAACAACATTACCAGATGTTTTAGTGTAAAACTTACCATCTGTAACATTCATTGCAATTTCACCTATTGCTAACGAGTTAGCTGCTGGTATAGAACTTGCTACTTCACTTCTTTTTGGTTTTATTACCGTTGCCATTATTTACAATGTTTTCTAATTTGTTTAATTAATTTATCTTTAGTAAATCTTTTATCTAACTCTACGCAAACTTTTCTACCTAATTTTTCTAATTCAGTTTTAGTTTTTTTTTTTAAAGTTTTTAAAGATGTATCTATTTCGTCTTTTAATACAAGAGGCTTCATATAAGGTCTTGTAATTAAGTTTTTAATTTTTGTCCATAGTTTCATTAGAATGAACCTCCGTCAACTGTTGT